TGACCATCAAAGATAAATTTGTAATCATTTTTAACTAAACTCATCTTTGGATGTTCATGTTGTCCATCATATGTATGACCTAGGAATACACCATCTTGAGCAAACCCTCCCTCATTACTGTATATAGAACCACTATCTCCTATTTTTAAATCACCTTCAATCTTAACGTTTCCATCAGACTGTAATTTAATTTTATCACCTATACTAAATATATCATTATCCCAAGTGACTAAATCATCTCCTTCAGCATTTGTAAGTTTCATTACTGAACCATTAGCATTTAAACCAAAATAAGTTCTCCAATAATTACCATCATGAACGCCAAATGCATCACTTCCAGCAAAGAATCCTGGATTTCCACTAGGACTTGCAGGTAAGGCAAGGCTAGAATCCATCATTAAAATAACTTCATCAAGATACGCATATAATGAAGAATCAGCGTCATTCTCACTATCATCATTTTCATCTACAACTAAATACGGCTCAACATATTTAGGTTCACCACTTATTGAAAATCCATCTTGATCGTGGTCATACCATGTAAGATTTGAAGGTACTGTATATGTTCCTGTAGCTTCATGCCAACTATCAGTTGCACTAGCACTTGGACAAAAAGATTTCCAAGTATATTGTTCTTCAGGGACTTGCCCAAAAAACTTTAATCCCCATTTAATATGCCCAATAGGAGGAACTCCATCTGTCCATGTAGATTCAGGTATATAATACCAATATTTACCTGTAAATTTCATTCCAGGTACTACAGGGAATCTTCTTCTTTCATTTTGTAGATCAGCAAGATAAACAACAGTAGGAGAATGAGATTGTGAATGTATAGATTCTATTCTCATAGAATGACTACCATTATATACAATTGTGGTATTTTTTTCAACTTGTGATGGTGTATGGGTATACCATAATTGCATATCAGTATAATCAGAGGCAGGCGCTGGTTCAAATTCCATATCCCAGTCATCTCCAACTATATTTCCAGGAAATGCCTGAGAAATAAGTTCTGCTGCTTGATAATTAGATAAATTGTCTAAATTTGGTATATCATTAATTTGGTCTTGAAGATTAGTATCTGCATTTTGTAAACTTTCTAATTCAGCAGATAATAGGTCTCCTTCTACATATAGTATTCCATTGACTATTAATTCACTTCCACTCCAAGATAATCCTATGTTGCTATTATTTGTGTCCCAATCACTAACTGTCTCTCCAACTCCATCTCCAAGAATTTGTAAGTCAGAACCTAATCTCATAGAGCCATCTTTAAATATTTCTACTTTTTTAGTTCCACCTGAATATATATTTAATGGAGTGTTCCATAATCTAATACCATCTTGTTGGTCAAAAGTTAAACCTTTCATATTGGTTGTACTTTCAGTGCAATCATCAGATAAAATCATTCCAAAGTTATCATCATCACTAGCATTATAATCTGCTAAACTACGTAAATTTCCTATAGTAATTATCTTTTTAGCAGCATTCCAGGTTGTATCTCCATCCTTTGCTGCATTTAATGATATTCTTGGGCCATATGTGTTAAAAACAGAGCCTGTAGAGGTTATTTCTATAAATCCTTTACTTTTGTTATTTCCTAAGTTATATAATACAACAGCAGCATCTTTAGCTTTCCAAGCATTAGCTCCTGTTCCATCACCATTTCTAGTATGTATTTCATATTTATAACTTGGAGCATCTGCCGTTCCTACGCTTACAGGCGCTATATCTTTCGTTCTAATTGCTTCAAACTGTACATCTCCTACAATGTAATCATACTCACCAGTTGATTCATCAGAGCCAGATAATTCAGATTTTTGTAAAAATACCCAAGCATTCCTAAAATTAGGGTCATCATGTTCAAAATATATATAATCTGTTGTACCAGAAGCTAAATCATCAGATAACTTAGATGTTGGAGCAACCCTTAATTGTCCACCTATTGTAGACTGAATATTCATTGCCATTATATTTTGTACAACTAATTCTCCAGCATGAATACTAGCAAATTGTCTATCAATATCTCCTAAATGAGTAAGTAAATTACCCTTTGGCAAGACATAACCTTCTTCAGTATCAACATTTTCAATATTTGGTTTTAATTGTATATTACCTTTAGCTTCAAGTAGTAGATTTCCACTTGTGTCTACTTTAAAATCAAAATAATTAGATTCATTATAGGCTATTCTTAACTGACCTGTATCACTATTATCTTGAAATACTACAGGAGGAATGCCATCAACATGATCTGTGGCATCATAATGATATTTATCATCGCTTACACCATCACTTATTATACTTCTTTTAACAGATAATCCAGCAGTAAATTTAGTTGGTCCATGAACAATAGTCGTATTATCATAATCTTCATTAGCATTACCTGCTGTATTAAGGTTATCTGTATTTAATTTTACATTTCTCTCTAAATCTACGTGATTTGGCTGAGTTTCTGCATAACCTACTGTTAGATTACCATCTAATTCCATATCTCCTGAGACTTCTAAAGCATTACTTCCAGATCCAGTTGTAGGTCCATTAATAAATAAAGTTTTACCAGCTCCTGCTGTACCAATTGTTTGATTTTCAGTCCAAGTATATGCATATCCAGTATTAAGTTTATGCGTATGATCCCATCTTGCAGCAACATCTTGATCACCTGTATCACCTGGATCTCCACTAACCATAGTTGCTGAACCACCATGACTGTCTGGAGCTAAAGGAAAATGTATATTATTTATATGAGTAGGGTCATCTATTGTAACTACTCCAGTATTATAGTCATCTTGATCTAATTGAATAGGATTTTGTAATACCCAGTGATTATGTTTGTGGTCTCCTCTTGCAACTAATGTAGATAAACCAGCATCTCCAATTTGAGAGGCTATATCATTATTATAAGCTAAGCTTTCAAAGGTTACGTCTTTTATTGTTATAAAAGCACCATCATCAATACCGAATCCGCTTTCATCGTGTACAGCCTCTGTAGCCTCTGGGTTTTTTGCTTGAAGTGTCAGTCTTGTTGTAGCCCAACCATCTTCGAATCTTGCTTGAAGAAAATAGCCAGTAGAACCATCTGAACCATGGCCTTTGTATAATTTTATATCACCTGAAGAACCTAAGTGTGTTTTAGCTGAAGAAGTACCACTAGGGTTATTTGCTCCATCAGAAACTTTATTTATGTCTTTATATACTGTATCTAACGCTCTTTGTATTGCTGGATCATCAACTTTAGGGGCACTTTTCCCTATTTTTCCTATACCTTCTCTTACTGCCATTAATCTACCTTACGCATAGTATAAGTTATACCTATTGAATCTATTTCTACATTAGAATCAACTAATTCAAGCCTTATTTTTTTAGTTTTATTAGTAGGCATCTTATATTCTCTCTCATGCTCTTCATCTTTAAACCTTTTGTTATCAGGTGATCCAGAAGTATGTGTAGGATGAGTTACTGTGTATAGTAAAACATCATCAGAATAAACATTCATTGTAAAATTAGCTGCTGCTACTTCACTAGCGTTATTAAATATTAATTTAATCTTTTTAATCTTCTTATCTATAGTAGAATAACCTAAATCTATATTAGGTGTATGATGAGTCCATTTAGCTCTTGTTTCGCTTTCATTTAATTCATACAAATAACTTCCATCAGATAGGAATCTTTCACCGTATTTACCTTGAACAAAAGCTTTAGGATTGGGTATATCAACTAAATCCCATCTATTTCTAGGTATATTATAGTTCCATGAACCTTTTTCTCCATCAATATCTTCCCACATAAATAATACTGTTTGATTAAAAGCATCATATGCAACATATGGATCATAAGCATGGTTTATATTGTGCCAGTTTTTCTTTGTTAAGGCTGGACCTAATTCATCATACTTTGAATTTTTTAAAACATCTGTACCTATAGGTGTTACTTTAGCTCCATTATGCATATACATATTATTAGAATCGCAAAAATACAATCCAAAATCAGTTACTATACTAGATTGTTCTCCAAAACATCCAACACCTGCATGTTCATCCTCTATTACTAAAGTATTAGGATCTATTTTGTATAAATTAGCTCTGTCAAATACATATAATCTTCCAGCCCAATACGCCATAGATGTAGGTTGATTTGGGAGAATTAAGAAGTCTCTAGACCAATTAAATATACTATAGTTTCCTGGTTGACTTCTAAATATAAAGTTTTGTCCATTTTCTATTTCTTTATGATAGCAATTACCTACAAATAGATACCCACCAGCAGCAGTACTAATACTATAATTTACATTAGTATCTCTTAAAGATTCAGGCATACCAGTTACAGCTTCATATGTAGCTCCTAATATTCCATTGTCTATTTCAACCTTGAACCAACTTTCTCCAGATTTACCCCAACCTTGTGATAAGTCTATCTCTGATACCATTCTATAAAAGTCTTCAACATTATTTTTTCTGTATATAACTATATGAGTAGCTCTTGGAGGTGGTTGATCTAACTTTACTGACATTACAGCTGTTAAGCAATTATCTGTAGGAACATATGCAAAATTATAAGTTATAATAGGGCTTTCTTGATAACCATCATACAGTATTGACATTTTATAAAAATATGTTTTTCCTAGCTCAAAATTATAGTTATCTCCATCAGTTGTATCACCATCAGATATTACTATACCATAAGTCAATTCACTATGTTCATGATATTTAACATAGGTATCTAATAATTGGTCCCCTGTTTCACCACTTGATAATCCACTTGGTGTCGCCCATCCAGTTGCTGCTGCCCAAGTACCTCTTGCATTAACATAAACTCCCATTCTTGGTGAAAAGAAGAATTTATGATCAGTACCTGAATATGGGTCATATTGTGCAAATGTTGAGCAACCCATATCTTCTAATATCATAGGAGTATGATCATTACCAGAATGAGCGCCAATAGAGAATTTCTTTTGTATTGGAGATGTACCACTTCTAGATGGATATTCATATGTATATTTTTGCAATGTTGTTACATTAGAATTATTGCCCCTTACAGACACAAAAAATATAGGATTATACGCTCCATGAGAACTAAACAAAAACTTACTAAAATACACTACTTTTGATATATTGTCAGGCATTTGGTTTATGTCACTGTAACCAGGGTAAGTAGTTTCTGATGTTGAATTTTCAAATCCTTGAGCCATCATATTATATTCATCATTGCCATCATAATTATATGCAGAGTATCTATATGCATAATCAGAAGTATTATTTATTGCACTTGGGCCACCAATTGAATTTGTAATAGTATCAGCAACTCTTCTATGTCTAACACCTTTATGTTCATAATCTAAAAAGAACATCATAATCTCATTAAAATCTTCTGTACTAGCATTTCTTGATGGATATATATAATACTTTCTGTCTGGCCAATTACTATTAGGACTTAATCTTGCAGTAGTGAGTTTACCGCAATCTGTAACATATCTAGCTTTTAATTGAGCTACCATTCCTACTCTATGATCTTCTTCTAAATCAACTAATCCGTACCTATGAGGAGTAATTTCATAATCTGAATTTTGATCAAATCCACCATTATATCCTAAATCCCAGTCACTTATAGTTGTTGTTCTATCCCAATGTCTAGCATTTAACGAATTCCAACTCTGGTCTTCAGTTCCACCTAAATCATCACATTTCCTATAATAGAATTTATTTTGCCTACAACTCCAAGTACCTTCATGACAAACATAAGGAAAATGATCAAAATCTATTTTATGTGTAACCCCATCTACATATACAGCTCTACTTGATCCACTTCCACCACTCCAAGCTTGTTCTCTTTTCATTTTTAAAGCAGGAGGAGTATGAGTCTTAGCAGAAACAGAAGCACCATTCCAAACTATATCAGATACTCTAAAAGAATAAACAAACTCTTGGTCCCAAGTAAAAGGTGTATAATCTTTATTTGCATATAATACCCAAACTCTATATTGATCATCAGCTCCTGCATCAGCATCATAAGTCTCTATAACGTCTGCTATTCTTGCTCCTGGAGGAGGCGGTTGATCAAAATTTAAATCAATTGGTAAGGTAAATGTTTCAGCTTCTATGGTAGGTCCAGTTAAATCAAATTTTGTTTTAACCATTCTTATTGAATCTCTATGTTTATCGCCAGCCCACCAATAAGCAAAATCTGCTGAATGAGTATGATTTTCTACCCATATATCTTGGCTATCTATATTCCATTTTGCATCATTTATTGTTCTATTTTGTTGATATGCCCATTTACTAGGAGTTATACTTGAAGGCGTAAATATTAATCCATTATCTGCTTTAAATTGTTTTCCTAGATTTGAGTTTGTATCAGAATCTGGATCTGCAGTATCTTGATTGTCTATGCCAAATATATGCATTTGTCCATCTGCTATGCCATAAACTCTATCAGTTGTCATAGCTTGATCAGCTGAACCATTTAATGCTGCGTGTCTATTATATGAAATTTGCATTAGATTAAATACAGCTGCTCCATCATCTAGAGGGTACACTTCTGCATCTTCTAATCTATATTCGTCTAATGTGTGATTAAATTGTTTATGGTCAATTTTACCAAACCATTTACTTTTTGCTCCTTCTGTATTCCCTATACCCACATACACATCAGCGTTCTTTTTAGTTAAAGTAACATCATCAGGTTGATTTGGAATATCAAAATAATCTGGTTCACCAGCTACTGAGTTTGAATCTATTTCAAATTTATCACCATAATAATCTTCAATAACTTTCATCCTATATGTTGTTCCAGCCCCAGTATCAGTTGTTGGGTCATATCCAGGATGGCTAGTGTCATTTTCTGTTATAGAATAATAAGCTAGATTATGTTTACCTTCAAATAATGCAAATTCCATTTCAGTTGCATTTACATTTAAAAATTCAGTTTTATCTTGTAAAGAATAGTAAGGAGATGCTGAGACTCCAGTTTGTAAGACCTCATTTTCTGTATTAGCATATAAAGTGTCTGTATAATAATCTTTAGTTACAGTTCCATCAGCATTATCTGGAGCTTGAACATAAATGCCCATATTTTTAACATTCCATTGAGTACCACCTGTATCATCATATTTATCATCAACTTCTATCTCGAATGCTCTAAAAGGAGGCATTAAAAGTTCTGGAACTGCTGCTCCAGCATCATATGTTTCACCACCATATGTTGTTTCTTCTATAAATTGTTCTCGATTATTTTCTTCACTCCATTCTGTCTCTTCTGATGGATATGGATATGTAGAACCTAATCCCATTACGCCTCTTATAAGATTTACAGTCATAACTGGTCTTACTTGAGCTTCTAAAGTACTTTTTATATTGTTATAAATATAATCATTATGTGATCTTAAAATTTCTGCATCTGTAGGAGTTCCAGGTAAACTAAAGCTTGGTATAGGTATGTTTATTTCATAGTCTGCAGAACCTAAGCCTCTATGATTAAATACAATCTTAAAATCATATCCTAAATATCTATTTCCAGCAGAATCTTTATGCAAATCTGCTGAATTTGGATCAGCCAAAACGGAAGTCCAATTATCAGGCCAACCAGTGTAACCAGCAGGAGCTGGAGTAGGATAAACTTTAAATGTAAGTCCACCCGCAACAATCTTAACATGCTCTTTGTTACCCTTTAATTTTCCTTCTTCTGAAAAAGGGTCTATATTTTTGCTATAAATAGCAGATTCTTCTTGAACATCTGTATCAGAAGTAGAACTCTTTGTTCCATTAATAAATCTTCTTAATTCCTTTATTTGCTTAGGCATTTTTATCCTTACACTTACAATTTTTAGGTGGATGGGCCATTTTTTCTAATAAATTAAGGCGCTTATCCATTTCTTTTACTTTATTGTCCAGTTCATTATCATCAAAAACATACGACATTATTTTATCAAGCTTAAAATGTTTAACCATTTGATTTGCTACTGTATTTATAAGCATTTTAGGTATTATCATTATATACTACCCCAAAGTTTTTTAAATACAAGAACTACAATAACTATAAATAAAACGCTAATAACATCTATTGCATGATTTCCACTATCACTTTCGACACTACCTATAGGTGTTTCTATTTTAAATCGTTCAGTTTTATTCATCGTTCATTCCACCTCTTTCCATCATTCTTAAAAACTTATCTTTTAAGCCATTTCCGCTTAATCTAGCAATAATCTCTACTTGAGCCTTGAATATACCATTTAATTTCTTTTGTTCCATTTGTACTAGTTTCTGCTGATCAATCAGCTTAATAATAATACCTTCCAACCTCTTGAAATCTTGGTCTAGTTCTGTCATTAGAGTCTGTTGTATGAACCGATTTTGCTTCCAAATAAAAAATCCGAACGCCATCGCCACTGCAACTGGTATGCCAAATTGCTCCAGTATCTGTAAAATATCCATCCATTATCCTTCTATTAACTCTCCGTTCACTATTGCTTTTCCATTGTTTATTTCCACTACTTCAACAAAATGATTTTTACCTACATATGTTACAATAGCGAATGCCTGCTTCCAATTCAATGGTCTCCCTTTTGTAAATTTATTATCCTCATAGTCCATATTCTTTAAGCAACCGATGCTATATGCAGTAATAGGGCCATTTAGTTTACTTTTTGCAGTATATACCTGAATATCATGATGATGACCATACATTACATTACATTTAAATTGATTGCAATGATTAGCTGCATGATGCATACCACCATATTGATCTCCGTGGTAATAACCTAAATCTCCAATTGTCAAAAATTCTCCTTGAGGATAGTATTTATACCCTCTTTTATCAAGCTTTAAAGCATCTTTAGTATTATATTGGTCTAAATATGGATACTGCTCTACAAATATATCCATCCAAAATTCGTGGTTACCTTGTATAAAGTAACGTTCTTTTACCTTAGCCTTGTCTAGGCTTTTATCTATTATATCCATACCTTTATTAACTTCTTCAATCTCTTGAATAAAGTTAGGTAAATAATACTCTAGTCTTGGTGGACCTCCTACTTTTTTAAATTTGTGATGACTAATGCTTTCCCAGTCACCTGTGTCTCCTAAATCAATATATCCATATGGCTTAATCTTTTCTATGGCTTTACATACTACTGATATACTCTTTTTATTATGATAAGGAAAGTGCTTATCTGGTGTTACTATATACTTTTTCAAATATATTCCTTTCTAGCAGGCAATTCCCAATCATTTGGATTAGACCAAACTTTTGTACTATTTTCTAAAAGTTCTTCGGTTCTTGCCTTATCTAATTTTAAATGCAAATGATCACACGTATCGCATATCCAAAGTAAAACTTCTGAAGAAGCTCCCAATATTTCTAAACCTATTATTTCTTTAGACTTACATTGAGAGCATTCTTTAGGACATTCTTCAAAAACAGTTTCATCATCTACACCTATTTCAGATAGTCTAGTTGGACCTTCGGCATTTATTACCAGGTCATGATATACTGTTATTTCTGTAATGTTTAGTTTAATCATTAACTAAAGCATCTTTAACTACTTCTTCAACTGATTCCCAGATAGCTGTAAGTATCTTTTCTTCTGTCTTTTCTGAAATGATAGGAATATCAACATTCTCATTCATTTTAGTAATTAGTTTAGCTTTCATTTCATCATTGAATATGTATCCAGCGACTATTTTGCCAAAACCACTCATTTTTGAGCCTCCTTATATATTTTAATTAGCATGTAAGTTAAGGTTGCAAATGCTGCTAGCGCACTAAATAAAGGCGGTACCCATTCAAACCAATATACTGAACTCCCTGCTACTCCCGTTGCTCCTGTTTTTAGTGTGTCTAACATTCTTTCCCCCTATGTTTTATTATAATTCAAATTTCCATACACTAGTAGCAGTAGCATATTTAGCTGCTACGGCACTATCAAATTCTATTCTAATTCTATCTCCTGCTGAAAATGTATTATTAGCACTCCAAGTATAGGTAGCTGTTGTTTCATTTGCTATTGTTTGGTTTACAGCAGTTTGGTTTGTTCCATTAACTCTTAATGATATATCAGTAGAGCCTGCTGGTAATCCTACACCAGTTGCACACTGTACTACTATCTTTTCTAATTTTCCATCAAAAGGAACAATAAATAAAGTATCATCATTCCAAGCATCAGTTACAGCCGCAGTCTCTAATGAAGATGGGCCAAAAGGTATATAATATGCTGATGCAGAATTAGCGTACCAAGAATGAATCTCTTGATGATAAAAGTGTGATTGACTAATAGTAAGAGTACTACCACTTGCTACCGTTGATAAAGTATCTCCTCCAGCAATAGTCATATCTGCATTTCCACTAGTAACTGTAGCTGTACTTGCATCATCTCCAACTAATCTAACTCTTGTTATAGTTCCAGCATTATCTGTCCAACTAGAGTCATTATCAAATGCACTTAATCTAATTTCACTTAATAGTTTTCTTTTATGAGAACCATTATCCATTACTACTAATTCATCTTGACTTCCATCAACCTCTTGTGTCATATCTGTTAATCCAGTAAGGTCCCAACTAAATGTAGTTCCAGATAATTGTAATCCAGTACCAGCAGTATATGTTGTATTAGTATCTGGAGGAATAACCCAATCTCCATCTTCTCTTAAATATTTAGTAGTTGTTCCAGTACTTTCAGGACTTGGTACTAATCCACCATTGTCATTATCAAAATCTGCATAAGTAGTATTAGTATAATTATTAGCATGAACAGTTCCAGCGCCATTTACAGTTAAATCTACAGGTATAGTAGGTTTATTAAGTATTTGAGAATCACCCGAACTAGAATCCCAATCTGATTGAACGTTAACTTCTGCGCCAGTTGCTATTCCGTCTAACTTAGTCTTTAAAGCATCTGTTAGATTATTTGTATCACTTTCAGCAAATAAGGCTGTAGAAATTTCTGCTCCAGTTTGATCATCGGTAAAACCTGAATCATTAGTAAATGTAGATATAGGTAAACCAGTTACAAAAGAATGAACTTGACCTCCAGTTGATATTGCATTACTACCACTAGTTGGAGCTACTGAATCTGCTATACTAAAAGTACTTAACCTTATTTCACTAATTAATTTTCTTTTAGCTACTGTTGGCATTGTAGAACTATTATCTATAATTAAAAGTTCATCTTCTGATGGATCAACTGCATTAGTTTTATCCATTAAATCATCAAGACTTAAAGTAATAGTCGGAGTTGTTGTTCCGTTACTAACAGATAAACCAGTTCCTGCAGAAACTTCACTAACAGTTCCAGTGGCAGCAGAAGTAACAGTTGCCCAACTTGTTGTAGTTCCATTAGTTTTTAAAACTAAATCAGCACTAGGGCTATTAGCTAAATCATCAGCTTTAGGTCTGTGTTGAAGTATTTTTTTCCAAGTAGCCATTAAATCTTGATTCCTTTTTCTAAAAGAACACTATGTAGGTAATTTAGTTTATCTGATACAGATTTAACTGTATCTATATCCATTCCAGATATATTTGTATTCCTTAATAATCTAGTTAAAAATTCAGTATCTTTAATTGTGAACTGTATTCCTAAAGCATCTAAACTATCTTTATTATGAGCTTCGAGCCGCAAGACTTTTTCTTGCAGCTCTTCTAATTGCCCAACAATAAGGTTTTTGCTTTGCCCCATTGGTTACTCCTTATTTATTACGGATTAATATGTGTAGCGTTAGTACATATATATAAATCATCATTAGCAGTATCATAAACAAATGTACCTTGGTTATAAGGTGTATCATTATCGTCTGGTGCTTGACCTAGACTATACATTCCCATTATAGCTAAACTACCTAAGTTTTCATCAGTATTAGTAGCCTGATCTGTTTGCATATACCACTGAGAACCTATATTAGAAGCATTTTGAGCGGGATCATTAACCCATTTAAGCCTTGGATTGTCAGCAGCTGTACCACTAGAACCCTCAGCATCAGTATCTACTATAATGGCTGAACCAGAAGAATCAGCAGCTCCTGATGAATCTGCATTTAATGTAAATGTTGTGTTATTTGTTGTTAGATCTTCTGAAGCTGATATAGTAACAATTCCTTCAAAATCAGCGGCTCCAACTACTGTTAAGTCACCTTGAATATTAGTATTACCAGTACTATTAACAACTGAAAACTTTTGGTTGTTAGAATCATCCTTAACCATAAGGTTTCCACCTTTAGCAGTAAGTGAACCAGATGTAGTCGCTATAGCTCCAGTTGTAGTTAGTGTAGAAGACATATTTACTGCATTTGTAAATGTAAAGTTCTGTGTACTACCAAGGACATTAGCAAGATCGCTTAGTGATGTCCATTTTGCTTGACCAGATGATGGCCCAGCATAATCACTTACCATTATCGCGTCATTTGCTGTCATAACAATACTGCTGCTTACCCCTTGAACTCCTTTAAGAAGTTCTAATTGAGCTTTTGATACAGTTAATGATGTATCTAATTTACCATTAGAATTAGTTACCACAACATGCTCATCATTAGCACTATCATATGCAGGCTGAATACCTGCTTCTGAAAGAGTTTCTGGAACCCAATTTGTTCCATTAAATGTTAAAAGGTCATTATTTGCAGCTGCATTTGAAGTCATATCTACGTCTGATAAATCATCCATGTTACCTACTGTAGAAACATCTCCCCATGATATATCAGTTCCATCACTTACAAGTGCTTTTCCACTAGGTCCAAGCCCTAAATATGCTGGATTACCTGAAGCATCACCATAAATTATGCTACCTCTAGTTATATTATCCATTTTTCCTAATGTTATTTGATTATCTGCAATGTGAGCGGTATCAATAGAACCAGCTGCATAATGTTCACTATCAATAGCATCATCTGCTATTTTAGTACCATCTACTGCATCAGCTGCTATCTTTGCTGTAGTTACAGCTAAAGCATCTAATTCGCTTTCTTTTACTGCGCCAGAGATTATCTCACTTGAACCTACTGATGCAGCAGCTATTTGAGATTGTGTTACTGTATCTAGTTCTGCTAGAGCTCCTAGCGTTGTTCCTGTTATTCCTGAAGCCGTTTGCGAAATTGTTCCACTAGTATTTTCGACAACGACTTTTTTCCATGTAGCCATTTAGTTTGCCTCCTCTATTTAGCTTAAGTTGCTCAGCTCGGTATTATAATTACCTAAAGCAGTCGTTGCCTCTGCTGAGTCACCATTTGTGTTAATATATAAATATGCTATTCTTGTATGAACTAATGCAACTGCATCTTCAAAATCATCTTTTGCAGAAATTTTGTATACATTTCCATTATGAAACCATAAATTTTCAGAAGTTCCATTATGCATCACTGCACTTCCAGCTCTGGTATATGCATCCCTTAATTCTGAAGGTATTTTCATTAGTCCTAAATCTGTTTTTTGTTGTGCAGTCATACTTGATGCAACGTATGGCACCATTCTTGTATTTCCTAAAACACTGTCTATATCATCTATTACGGTAGACATCGCATTATATAAATGGTCACTTACCATAGTTTTTATTGGACTAGCATTTAATGATGCTGGACCCATAATAGTCGATACTTTAGTTTTTACTGCTGTTGGAGCAGGATTTAATACTGCATTATTTGCCATTTTTCCTCCTTAACTTGGGCTTGGGTCATTACCTGGACTTGTGCTATCATCTGGTGTGCTCATATATAATTTTCCATCAATCCTAGCCAATAATCCATCTTGAGAATAACTACTAGGAATTTCTGATGGTCTAGAATAATTTTCTAAAGTTAAAACAGGATTATCTATTACTCCAGATCTATAAATTGTAAATACAGGTTGGCTATTAAGACTAAAACTAATATCGCTTTGATCGTTAGCTACATCTAAAGTCCATCCTTGACCTAGCTCCCATTTAGTTTCTGTTGTTGTATTTTCCCATCTTCTAAATGTAGGGATAGCAACTTGTTCAGCAACCTCACCCTCTACTGTAAACGTAGAAGTGTTATTTATTGATTGTCTGGTAAAAGCCATAAACCTCCTTAAAATGAATGTGGATTTATTCTACCACCTCTAATATGGTTTCTTTTTGCATATTTTTTGGCTTCTCTAATATGTAAAGAGTATTGCTGAGCAAAATATTGAGCCAATTGTAAATTAAATTTTTCTCCTGGTAATGTATATAAATCAGAAATAACTTTTAAAGCAAGAGCTTCATGAAATTGACTTGGAATTTCAGAACTTGTTGTCATTGAATCTATTGAAAACTCAGCTGCTTTAGAAGTATAAATTAATCTTAAATTTTCACCGCCTGTAGTTGGAGACTGCCAGTCTGGATCTACATTAACTGCTGTAGAATCTTTCTTCTCAACAATTGCAATTCTTTCTCCATCTATATACCAATAATATTTATCTTCATTACTAAGTAAGGTAGCCATTAAGTTTTGTCTCCTTCTTTAGGTGGATATATTAATCTTTTAATAGATATATTATCAATTTCAACTCTTTTTATAGTTAACATTCCAGGATCTAGATCATACCATCTTTTATCTTTAACTAATGTATCTTCACCAATTGCTTCAATTATCTCTGTTTTTGCAGAAAAATCATCTTGAGCTCTATTTAAAGCTTTTATAATAGCTGTTTCTCCTACTTCAGGATGATGTTGTTGTATAGTTTCAACCAATTCTAAAAGCTTCATTCTATTCCCATTCTAAATTTAATTTTTGTATAGACTCTTTTAAACTTTCTTCTAATATAGCTTTATTTTGAGTTAATAATGTAAATAACTCTGTATCTTCTTCTTGAGTAGCCATATCAGATATTTTTAATTCTATAACTTTTAAAGCTATTCTTTTTATAACTATATCTTCAATATCTCTAGGTAAACTTTTAAATTCAGTCATTGTGTCCCAAGCTGAATCTGTATCAGTTTCTCCGCCTGTTTCCATTATAGTTTCTCTAGGGTATGCAAAAACAGTTATTGCAGAAGTTCCTTTAGGCATTATATTGGAATCACCATATGGACCAGTACCCGCCATCCAACTGTTTGAAACATCAGGATACACATATATAGTTTGTTTTCCACCTACATTTTTAAATGTATATACTGGACTAAATTTTGTAGCATAATGTATACTATTAACATCTTGAGCTTTGTGAACATTTTCAAATGCTATAGCCTTGCATGGCTTAGTAACATATCGTTCAGATTTTATAGTAGTATTATCTGATTCTAATAAATGGTCAGCTTCAGTTCTTAAAACAAGTAAAACAAGTTCATCTTCTGCATCATAAGGTGGCACAACCGTTAATTGACCAGAAATCATATTTTCTGGATCAATAGGCTGTTCTATTTGGGTTAATAAATATCTAGAAGGAACAATACCTGCTATTTCCCATAAAGCCTCATTAAATAATTCTTCTGGTGCAGATATTTGATCTAAATAATCAGAATTGTCTTCCCCTAATGTTGATAAAACTCTTGCTTTTATTGTTGTGTTTGTTGCCATTTATTTCCTTAATTAGTGCCCCCAGAGTTAACCAGGGGCACAAGTTAATAGACTTAAGCTATAAAATCAATAGTAGCATGAGTTTCAGGTAACATTACCTCAAGCCCAGCTTCTGTGATTATCATATCTTTTCTACCATCTATATCATTTTCTTGAACATTAGTTTCAACGAATGTATCACGAGATATTCCGTTTCCTGCTAATGGTCTATATGATACGTTTGATAAGTCAATACATACAGCTTTATTTTCCATATCACCTCTGAATAATGGATGTGCTACGAAATTCATAGAACCCCAAGATGTAGAGATAGATGTAATATCAATTGGCATAAAGCTAGATGCTTTAACATCTATGTTTGCAGAGAAAACAGTCTTAAGGTCTGACCCACTAAGTGAGTTATCTAAGAAGTTCCCTGGACCCATTTTATGAAGAGCATTAATTACTTTTCTAGAAGTTAGACATAGTTTTTGACCACTATTTCCACCTTCCCAGTTCATAAAGTCATCCATAACATCAACCATTCCATCATAACTAAATGGTTTTTGAACATCATAAGTTGAGTCTGCACCAGGTGTATCACCTGAGAAGTCAAACTGATAACGTTTTCCACCTTTAGCTTCTAAAAATGGAACGATACCCCATGAATTTCTGGTATCAGCATCAGTATACTTACCATAGCCAAACAAAAATGCATTTTCTAGATCCATTTTATGAGATTTTAAGTGTTCTGCGTAAATACGTTTCCACTCATTTGCATAACCTCTGTATCTAGTTGCTTGCATTGAACCTGACATTAAAGGAACTGAAGTTTTGAATATCTGCGTATAGAATTCTGTTGCAGATAGTTCATCTCTCCAACCTTCAGGAGCACCAGTTGCCTCACCCCATTGTGATCCAATCACTTGACCTTGTTTATCCCAAGCAGCAGTAGCGAAATCGTTACCTGTTGCACTGCCTGAAGATACTACAACCATTTTGTCAATGTGAACTGTACAATAACCAGCCTGCTTACCAGCAGCAGCTTTATTAGATGCTCCTCCTGCTTCTGCGCCTGTATATGTATAGTATGCTGGATCAGCTGTAAGTTTATAAGAAACGCCATCTAGTCTTAAAATTTGACCAGCAGTTAAATAAAGAGGAGCGTATCCTACGAAATCTGCTGTATCAGGTTTTACTGATGATTTTGTTTGCTGTCCTGTATTATCGTAATCAGTCCAAATTACGAAGTGAGTCATATCTGTTCCACTTGGATCAGCAATTGCTGTAATTGCTGCTCCATCACTTCCTGAAGGACCTGTTAATTTATGTGCGCTAACGCTAAAATTACGTCTTTGCCATTGGTTACGATATTCCAATGGTTTCCACACTGTTTCGTCTATAGGCTTTTTCCCAAGCTTAGACAAATACGAAAAGAAAATTGATGTTTCTGGAGCTAATTCTGCAACCTTATCACCAATTCCAAACGTTCTTCGTATATTGTCGACACTTACTGCACCACCAAAAGCACCCGAAGGTGTAGTAGTTAGGAGTTCGCCGCCACTATAATCTGCCATTTATTCCTCCTTAAAGAATATTATGTTTGTTATCGTCGGTTATTAGTGCGTCCATAAAAGATTTAGAACCTGTATTAGCAGTTGCAGGGTTAGAAGCAGGTTGAACGCCCATAGGTCTTGGTACTGATTGTGCTCTTTGTGTTTGCGCAAATGTTTGACTAGGTTGGGCCATAGCAGGTGCTGATTGAACACTTCCTTGTCCCCTCTTATAATTATAGTATCCAACTAAATCATCCATATTTATAGATTTTGGATCATTCATTGTTGCTATAAAATCATCTAAGTTTTCACCTAAATCATATTTGTTTTTAACAAAAGACCTTACATTAGCCATTTCCTGTTGTTGTCTTTGTGCTTGTTTTCTCTGCAATTCTATTTTTTCAAGTCCACTTATCTTTTTATTATAAGACTCGCGCATAGTAGCTATTTCATATTGAGAAGCAAGTTGATTATACATTTGCATATCATCTCGCCATTTGTCAACACTATCTAAATACTGTGCACTTTCACTTCTAGGATCACTAAACGCTTCTTCTCTTGAGAAACCCGCGGGTTGCTGAGGTTTTTCAGGTGGAGGAGGAAACTCTTCCTGTTGTTGCTCACTTGGTGGTGCAGATTGCGCTGGTGGTTTTGCACCTGGCGTAATATTTTGCACGGCCTCTGGATTGTTTCGGAGATAATCTACCATAGGCATATACTCCTTAACAGTGTCTAGTTGATTCTTCATTTGGGCAGCTTGTGACTGCCAGTATTGATACCTAACTTCATCATTTGTTTTGTCAGGGGCTACTTCATTTTTAGAAAAATCTTGTTGCGTTGCCTGTGGCGGTGCAACTTGTTCTTCTGGCACGGTATTCCTCGCTGGAGGAGACGTGTTATTTTCTTGAGTAGGTAATCCTAACTCCTGTTCAAATGTAAAATCGGCACTTTCGTTCTCTGTTCGGGTTTCCTCAATTTGTTTTTCAAATTCAGGAGCCTCATTAACGTTTTGTTCATTAGCTTCCATTGCTATTTTTTCCTCTCTTTAGACTGCTTCTTTGATGCTGGAGAAGGTGAGTCTGCTTTTTCTTTTGCTGCATCAACGACTTCCTTAGAAAGAATTGATAAGTTATCATCTAAACGTTTTTCAAATAGAGTTCCAGCCATTTTAGCCTTATTCTTAGTTTGATCAAGTTCTGTTTTAAACTTCTCTACTTCGACTTTTTGTTTCAGGTGCACATTTTCTCTAGTTAATGTCTGCATATCACCACCTAACTTCTTCAATTGTGACGTTAACTGTTTCACTTGTGACTGTAACTTGCCAATAGTATCTGTTCTTTCAAGAACGCCTTCCATATCGAAGACCTCAGTTTTCTTAAGGACTTCTTGTTTATCTATGATTCCCTTACCATAAGCATCCATGTAGAATTCGAGTTCCGCATATCTATTAGACGGAAGTGTCGAACCTGAAACGTATACAACATCATATTTGCCTACAGTAATATCATTAGTAATTTTTATCTCATTTGTTTTATCATCATATAATTTTTTATTTATAGCATATTCTGTTTGAGAATTGTTTGGATTAACAACTCTAAATATTTTTTCATTTTGATATAATTCTTGCATCATTTGAATTGCTACTTTTGCTACCCTCTGTAATCCACCTTCTATATCAGCTAATTTAGACTTTATTTTTCTTTGACCAAATTCATCTAGTGATATAGTAGCTTTATAAGTTTGTGGAGCAGCCTGGGAATTACCCATCATCATTTCATAAAGTCCAAGCTGGTGATCTATGTCGTTTTTAGCGGTCTGTTCATTATTATACAACTCATTAGGAAGAGGTGCTGGACTTGCGACAACTGGCTGCCCCATATCAAAGTCAACTTCTATACCAACCCCTGGTTGAGCCCATTTTTGCTCAAACTCCGCCATATCTACACTACCAGAAGGAACTAAGACCTTCATATTGGTTGATGTAGTAGCATGGGCTATTATAAGTGATCTAGTTTTATTTATATAGTCTTGTAGACCTTTAACCATACGAACATCACTCATTGGATAAGGGGTTCTAGTATGAAGGTTGGTTAAGGGAACAATAGGATAATTACTAGTAGGTAATATCCTTGAGTATATATGTGAATCTCCTAAGATTACACATTGTTTGACTTTTGTTAAAGATATAGGAACAGCCTGAATCATTCCATCTGAAATTAAATGCGCTTTAGTTTTCATAACAACATTTGGTATATTGCCTACATTACCAGCCTGAGCCATAGCATTTTCTTTAGCTGATGCAATTTGATTATCGATACCTTCTCTTAATTTACCAAGCTCTAACTCCATTCTATCTGGAAGTATATTACCTAATTGAACTTCTTCTAACATTTGCTGTTCTTGCTCTTGATATTGTACTTCTAATTCTTCACCCATAATATGAATATCTTTTTGAAGCATTTTAAGGTTTTCTTTTAATATTTTGTCTTTTATTTGACTTTGCTTCTCTTGAGTTTTCTTTATATTATCTGGGCCTTCAATTATTTTATTTTGTAGAATACCAACTTCAGTTTGAATATATTGTTGAAACTCTTCTTCTGTAAAACGAAACTCTTTTTTATTGTAAGTTTCGAATACTCTATAAGCAGTTTCTTGAACTTTATAATATCTTTCATAACCTCTTACATATTCATCATCCTCAAGAGTTTCTATTTCACCTGGAAAAACAATTCCAGAATTATCTGTATTGCCAGTTATAATCTGATCACTCTCATAAGAGCCTTCAGCAGCATCTATTGCTTGTTCATATTGGGGATATAAAGCTTTTGCTTGTGCTTTTGTGAAGTTACGTGATATTATTATATTTTCTGCATCATCAAAGAAAGGGTCTCTTGAATTAGGATCGACATAAACATCTAATGGGTCTATATCTTTTATAACTACTTCACCTTTTCCGTCATCTGCTTGTGGATTTTGATATACCATAATATATCCCAATCCAGTAACATAGTAATCATCTATAGCTTGTCTTATGATTGTTCTTCCATCAGATATATCATACATATAACTGAGTAACTGATTTAAAACATTAGCGACTTTAGTGTCACTATCTTCTCTTGGGGAAACTTTAAATGAGGGTCTATTAGCAGTAAGCATAGCTTTTGCTGTTTCAACTGCTGGATGAATACGATTAACTACAATAGGAGCTTGTCCTCTTGCTTTTAGCGTTTCTTCTTGTTCTTTAGTCCATTGCCTACCTAGTCTGTATTCCTGGTCTTCTCTAGCTTGAACTTCCCAGACATCTCTTTTTCTTTTGTAGAGATCGAATAATTCTTTGGTTTCGTCGGCAATTGGCTTTGATTCTTGTTGAGATTCATAATCAGCCAAGTCTATACCCCCTATTTAGCCTGTAATACGGCACTTTAATATATAACTTATAATGTCATCCAATCAAGAACTTTCTTTAATTTACTATCTTTTTTTGTTCCATCAAGTGTTTTTAGCCTTGCTGGCCTAGATCCTTCAAGAGATGTCCATACTGCATCCATAACATCATCGTGTTTACCTTTTGGATAAGATAAAAACTCAGCTTGAGCGTCTGTATCTTGACTTCTAAAGTAAAATTCTCCTTTAGCAAACATAGGAACTAAAGATAATAACCTTTCACTCTTACGAGTTCTAGGTTTAACACCTTTTTCAAGTCCTGGTATATATAAGTTCTCTTCTAACATTCGTTTTTTAACTGCAGCTCTTAAAGCTTCCTGATAAGCAACAGTCTCTATTTTCATTTTTTTATGTCTAAACTTTTTAAATTTTTCTATTATTATATCTGGCTGTTCGGCTGGTGATACATGTTTTCTATATAAATCAAGTAAATACTTATTTCCTTCATGATCTATACCTATAGTTACAAGAACAAAAAAGTCTGCTCTTTGTGATAAAGAAGAGGCGGGGTCTACTCCTCCATAGACCTCTACTGGGATGACTTCTTCGCCATCACCCGTCTCTTTTACCAAACAAGGATGTCCTTCTCTTCTTTCGAAGTCGTACTGGTGAAGTTTTATCCATTCTGGCTTAAATGGAGCCTCATCAGGAGATTGTGCTATATTCATATATTCCTGATAAAACCCGTTTATGTTGCCAACCGAACTATATTCTTCTTTAATTTGTGAAATTCTTGATTCTGGGAATCTTTCTGGCCATATTGGTGTACCATCATCATTTATTATAGAATACCATAATGTTTTCCATGCTGAGGAATCTTTAGCCCAATACAAGAAACAATCCTCCGATATAACTGTTCCTATCATTATTATTCTTCCTTCATCAGATAATGAGGGTATAACAGCCTCTGTCATCCACTTTCTGTTCTTAGCACGTGCTTCCATAGTAAAAGCATTTAATTCTGATTCAAAATCATCTACTATAATAAGTGTAGGACGTGTATCACCTTCAATAAAACCCCTAACCCTTTGTCCAGTACCTACAGCTACTATTCTAACTCCATTTGCAGTAACAACATCTGTTGCTGTCCATCTTCTAGCTGTATTAGGCCCCATATCTCCAAATAGAGCCTTGAATCTATCGCTATGAGTTAAATGATACTTAATACGAGATAAGAAGTTAATAGACTGCGCCTGTGATTCGGATATAATGACGATAAATTCTTCTTCATCGTCTCTTTTAAACGCTATACGGTGCATTGGAAGGAGAAGTGAGGTAACTGTGGATTTAGCCGTACCACGAGGCGCTGCTATTAATACTCTTTTTGTATTTCTATTTTTTAAATTTCTATAAATTTCGTGATGAAATGGTGGAGTAGCTTTTCTAAGAGCAGTAGGAAAGCAAGTACGACCAAATAATGCAATATTGTTATATAACTTTTTAAGAGCTTGTTTCTTCTCGTATAAGGCTTCAAAATCACTCATCAGTGGACGTTTTTGCTTCTATTGTTACTTGTTTGCCTTTTAATTGAGCTTCTTCTTCGTTTATTTCATCTAAAAGCTTTCTTGTTTGAGTAGCTTCTAATTGTGTAGTAGTTTTAGTGACTGTTTTATCCTTCATACCTAACATATCTTGTATATTCTCTACAACTCTTAAGAAATTAGTTACATCATTCTTAAGTTTAGCCATTTCTAGTCCATCAGATAATAAATCAATAGTTTTTGATCTATTATATCCCTTTTCGGCTAATACTTCCTTTAATTCATCTTTTACCATACTTTTAAACTCCTGTGTTCTCATCCATCTCTTAGCAGTTCTTATTTTACTCTTTGATGGGTTATCATATACTTGTTCTATTGCTAGATCCATATTAAAACACGTAGCATACACCATAGCTAAGTTTTTCCATTCTTGTGTCCCTCGTCGAACTTCAAGCTGAGGCTTCCCAGTAAGCGTATGATTAGATATTCTCCCATCCGCTTTAAGTTTTTGAGTAGGATACTTAGGAGAATGAAAGGCATACCCAAAAGGCATACGCACGTAATAAGAACTAACGCCATTATCTCCGTCATATCTCTTCTTTTGGATGACTTTGCCAACATAATTATCATCCGTGAGTGCATACTGGCCTTTTTCGGCTTCTTTCCAATATACATACTTTATGGACTCCTTGTCAGCTTCTGCTTTTGTGTAGATTTGATAGGTTTGTTTACCTAAATCTCTGTGTCTAATGCTTATTTCATACATTAATACTTTTTCTTAGGTTTAGCCTTACTTTTGTTCTTTTTCTTTGGCGGTCTACCTCTTTTAGAGCCGTAAGTTCCTTTACCTTGTGGCATAATTACTCCTTTATTTCAAAATGTGGAAAATCATCGAATCTATTGTCGTGTACATACCAATCCTGATCCCAATCTCCTCCCCATCTTAAGTTTATCTCCATAGACTTAGCAATGCCAAGCACAAAACCAGCGAAAAGATGAAACCGTTCCCTATCATTCCAATCAATAGGATAAGGGACCACATCAACAGCCCTACTTGGATTAGCGTTATGACGACCATTGGGGTATCTAACTTTAGTTTTACCTTCTTTAAACAGTTTATCTTGTCTTTCACCACTTCTATGTCCTTCTATTACACTGCAATCTACGTGTTTAATTACTTCATTAAAGACTTTTTGTAGTCTTTCATCACATGTTTTTAAGTTATTTCTTGATCTACTACCGAATTTAGGCATTATTCATCCTCATCAGGGTAAGTTCTTACATTATCGACTGATACTTCACCATTCCAAGGAGCTCCTATATCAGTAGTCTTAAGTGTATCGTATTTACTAGTCATTACTACTCCAGAAATATATTTAAATAAAGTTATAGATAGCGTATCTAAAGTCTATATGTAGACCTATAGAGTTAAGGAACGCCGTAATCTATAGTATACTAATATACTACACTTTAGTAGTTAAATCCAATACCTAATTTTAGCCTAAAAAATATTTGTATGGTACCTTAACCTATCTTTCCTGGTAATCTTGCCTAAAAAGACCTGTTTTTAGTTGAATTTGGAAAATTTGCCCTAGAATCTGAGTACGTGATATACGTTGTACCGTCCCCGTTGAATTCTACGGTTCGCCTTGCTCACCAGGTTGAATTCTATACGGGACTGTCCATTGAGCCTTACGGCTCTGCCACTGTCAGCTTGGGCTGTAGTTAATTAGTGCACTACACCTGTAATATATTCAAGCACTAATAAACTTAATAAAGGAAAACAGTATATGAAAAATGTAATGAACATAAGTAAAATAGTAAACAAAGAGTTAACAGATAATAGTGTTAAGATAACTACTAAATCAGGTAATCAGCGAAACAGTAGAATTTATCTTGATGATAATGGTAATCGCGTACCTGAACTTATTAATGGTGTAAAGAATCCATCAGCGAAGACATTAGCATATGGTAAAGGTATTAAGGTTACCATAGTGTCTAATTGCTTTGAGATAGATGATAAAACCAAGCAGGTAACCAATGTTCCGAAATCTCTTGATAGTGCTACATTATTAGCGGTTAAGGCACAGTTAGACGGTAGTAAATGTGAGATTGATGAAACTACCTATGAACTATCTAATAGCCAATTCGAAGACAATTTGTTTGAGATTGAGGAAGATAGCGATTTAATGGCGGTAACTAAGTTGTATTATCCTAAACGACAGTATGCTTCTGTAAGTATTCTGTAGTCGTTTGGGATGTAAGAGAGAGTGGACAATAGTCCATTCTCTTTTATAGTGACACCACAATAGAGCGAGTAGTAGTCCTTTTAGTATACATAAAATAAACACAATAGCAATGAAAGCGAGGTTTAAATGGTATTTAAAATGAGCATAAATAGCCCTAAATGGTATTATTATAATTATTTCAATAGAGTTATTACAATTGAAAAAAGTGCTGTAAATCACTGCGAAAGTGAAGCACACAAAGAAGCCGTAAAAATGGCGAAAGGAATGAACTGATGAAGATTT